GAATGTGACGGTGCCCACACGAATGTTCTGCAGCACCAGATCGCCCGCATCTGAACCAAAAACTGCAATCGGTGTGCCGTCAGGCTTCAGAATACGGAATTGATCCGAGAAGAAATTCCAGAACGCCTCGGTTGCCGTGATGTCGAGCGATGCGCCGCCATCACGATAGGTGCCGCCCGAGGTGGCCTTGCCGTAGATGCTGAAGCGGGCCAGCACGCCCGACGGGGCTGCTGTCGCCTCCCACTTGATCAAGCCCCCTGCGCTGGCCTGGCCAGCCACTGCCTCAACCGCGGTGACATCAGACGCCAATGCCGTGACGTCACCATCCAGAGCGGATACTGACGCTTGTGTTGCGCTTATGGCGCTGGCGTTGGCACTGATGTCTGTCTCGACATCGGTGAGTGACGCCTCCAGATTGGTAATGTCGGCCGCCAGAGCGCCCGTTTCCGAAGCCCGGGTGATGATCTCGCTCTTGACCGTCGCCTCGGCAGTGCCGACGCGGGTTTGAACCCGGCCCAGCGTCAACCGGTTCGAGAGCCCTGCGCCCGAAACCGTATCGGCCAGATCTGTCACCAGCGCACGCAGGCTATTGTGATCGGCCCGCATACTCTCAAGCGTGCCGGCGACGTCTTGCGCTACCTCTCCGAGGATCACCTGCAGCGGCACGGTCGCCTCCGCCGTGGTCACCCAGGACGTGAACGTCTTCAGCCGGTCAGGCCGGATTGTGACCGTGGCGCGCGCCTCGTATTGCGTCGAGGATTGCACGCCCTCGCTCACGATCAGCGCGCCGGAGGGCACGTCGGTGGCCGTTGCGGTCAACACCGGAGCGCTCGTGCCCGCCTTGCGGTACTCGATCCGAACCGCCGTGATGGTCGGGTCCTGAGGATCGTCCCACGTGAATTCAAGCGCCGGGATCTGCGCGCCATTGGTCCCGGTGATCAGCCCGGCAGCGACATTGAAATTTGCAACGGTGGAGATCAGCGAAGGATTGGCAGGAGACGATCCGGGCACGACCACTGGCCCCGCGTCGATACCTTCCTCGTCATAGATGTCCGACCCAGTCTCGGACAGTTCCAGCGTGAACTGGAACTGCTCGTCAAAACCCCATTTGGTGATCAGCCAGTCGATGCCGTCATAGGTGACCCAGTCGCCCGGCTGCACCCGCGCGCCCACCTTGCGCGAGACGGGAAGCGATCGTTGCTTTGCCTTCCGGTTCTGGCGATATCGGATGTTGAGCAGATATTGCGCAATGTCAGGGTCGGTCACCTGCAGAAAGTCATTGCCCTTTGGCCGCTTGCGGCCGTCCGCAGCAATATCGGCGTTCACACTGACCGTCGTCAGGCTTTCCGGGTTCCACTGGCTTTCGATCGAGGTGAACTGACCGGACAGAATGTTGACCCCGTCAAAGCCGGAGCGCCGGTTCTTGCTCTTGCGCGGGGCATCTGCGCGAATGTCCGCGTCGGTGATTTCCAGAACCGGCGTCTGCGCTGCCCCGGCCAACACCCCGTCGAGGCCAGCACGGTTGACGGCATAGCCAGCCATGGCATCTTCGAAGGTCTGAAGAACTGCAATGTGATCGTCTTCTGCGGAAACCCACTGGTTGCAGTGATAGGTCGGGATGGTGTTCCCGCCGACTGTCCGCTCGGCATCGCAGACATTCGCCGCCACCATGTGCATGGCAACATCGATCTGGTTGATTGACTTGCCGACACCCACCAGCACGTCGCCCGACAGCGCGCCGCGAAGCCCGAGATGGAAGTTCAGCCGGTGAATTGCCGGATTGAGCGTATGTTCCCATGTCGAGGGGTCATCCAGGCGATGGTCGCCCTCGCCGCCCGAAACCGTGTCATCAAGGCGCGGATCGTACCAGCAATTGCCGCGCAAAACGAATTCGAACTCCGGGCGGCCCTTGCCGAAAAGCGATGCAGACCAGGTGCGTGAAACCACGACATAGGCATGCCCGGCAACCGTGCTTGTGGACTTCCATGGGTTGCCAAGCGCCGACGTCGCGGAAACCAGTTCGCTATCTGCAAGCTGCCCCGGCCGCCCGTCATAGAACTTGATCACCAGGGCCGCGCCGAAACCATCAACGGTGTATCGGGCATGCTCGTTGCCGACCGGCGTCTGACTGATCAGGTCATATTTCTCGCCGTAGAAATAGATGTAGGGTTCTAGCCCGTCGCATCGCCCGTTGGCGAGCACGAACACTTCGTCATTGTTCTGGTTGCCCGCGCCCCATTTCGCGTAATAGATCCTATGTCCCTTGGTCTTGCCGGTACCGAAAAGCACTTGCGCGGCGATATCGCCGCCAAGCTGCACCTGGCCCTGAACTGCCGTCGAGAGCGTCTTTTTCGGACGGTTGAGGTAAGACAGCGCGAGCTGAGTGCCCAGCGCCAGCGCGCCGCCGATCAGCGAAGCTGCAAGCGCAGACCCGCCAAATAGCGCACCTGCGATTGCCCCGCCAATGATCGTGAAAATCGCCATGCTTGATCAGACCTTGAACGCGGCTTTCGCCATGTGAAGCGGCCATGTCACCGGCCCGCCTTCGGTGATCGACATCCATGCCTGCCCGCCATGGACGGCTACGTGCTCGGCGCCGTCGATCTCGACCACCGCCAGATCCCCAAGCGCCGCACGGCCCCAGGCAATGGGCTTGACCAGTTCGGCGTAGAAGGTCACCAGCGACGTGTGCTTGCGCTTCCTCAGCGCCCGCTGCGCGCCCTTCAGTGTCTTGTAGGCACCGGCATAGGTCTTGACGTGCGACGTGCCTTGCAGCGCATCGATAACCTTGAGCCCGAGAAAGAAGCAATCGTTCACGCCATAGGCATAGGGCTCCGCCCGCGCGGTCTTGATAATCTCCGAGACAACCGCCGCCCTGTTCATCGCTGGCCCCATTCCTCGGGCCATGTCGGCGACGTGGCCACATATTCGAACGCCGTGTCGGTCGCGGAATTGTGCCGTGCCTGATCCTCGGCCGAGCGCTTCACATAAGTCTGGTCACGGTAGCGCCGCGACAGCGTTTCAAGCTCGATGTCGAGTGTCACGGTCGCGATGCCGTTTTCATCGATGGCACCGGTCAGGAACTCGACGTCATTGATCTCATAGAAATGCGTGACCAGAACGCCCCGAACCTCGTCGGTCTCAGGATCTCCGCAAAGGTAGGACACGGTGACAGCCGCGTTGATGTAATCGTAGCTCTCGATGGCCGCTATTGCGTCATCCGCATTATTGGTCGGCACGTCGGAGAACGAAATCATCACGCTGGAGATCTGGTTTCCGAGCGCGGCCATGAGGCCATCCGAATTCAGGAACCGGTTCGGCAGGTACTCTTGTCCGGAATAGGTGAACGGCCTTCCGCCGATGTGATAGCCCACGGTCTTGTCCGGCGTTTCGCCTTTCCCCGGCAATTCGATCTTGATCAGCGGAATGACCTTGATCGCCCCGCTGTCGACTTGGTTGGCAACATCCGTGTCAAGCGATACGGGCATGACTGGAAACCTCTCTGGATGAGAGTTGAAACGCGACAATCGTCTTCGGATTTGGCCTTAGAAAAGCCTCAGAGTGCCTGCCCCCAGATCGAGGACACTCCTGCCATCAGGGCTGGAGATACTACCTAAAGTGACCGAATGAACCACGGGCGCATTGATGTAGAGGTTCCCGTCATCACCTAAAGAAAAGGGATCGTAGGCGATGCCATCGACCGACGGCAGCGCCTTTCCTTCAATCCCACTCAAGGAAGCCGCCACGGCAACAGATGGTGCCATTCCGAGCAGGGCAAGAAATGATCGTCTCTTCATTGGTTTGTCTCCATAGGTTGAGAGCAGAGGCATGGTTCAGAAAAACACCTCTGTTGCCGAAAACGAGGCCGTGCGCGATCCCCATGCCTTAGGCATCGACCAGCCCGGATCGAGCAGCATCAGGCAGGACGGCTTTTCGAACTGGATTGTCGAATTCGCTGCCGTGAACACAGTTGTGTTGAGCGGGAAATCGATGGTGAGCGTGACCACGCCCGATCCATTGGCCGTCGCATCCGCCATCGCCATGTGAAGCGAGCGCACCGTCGAGGACTTGTTGATCTCGACCAGGCACCCCCGATTGACCGCAAACGATGCCGGCAAGCCCGAAACCACAATGGTCCGGCTGTCCGTCACGGTGTCGAGAACCGCAGATCCGGTAAAGCTCCCGCCCCCTGCCTTCGTGCCCGAGAGCGGTGTCGATCCATATGCGCGAGGACGCTTCCGATAATAGTCGTGGCAGGCAAACACGTTGCCCCCCTTGGACGCCTCCGCAAAGAACGCACTGACATCATCGATATGGGAATTGGTCAATTCAGCTGCTTGCGCAGCGTAGAGCCGCCAATAAGGCGTTCCGAAATCCGCAGTCTCAGTCGAACGGCCAAGCATCGCATTGCTGACCCTCGTATTGACCGGGCGCATGTCGAATTCAGCAAACGTCAGTTCGGGAAGCGTGAGAACGGCCATCACAAATTCCCCACCCGGTTGTTGCGCTCATAGGTCTTGGCAAACTTTCCTTCGATCTCCGCCTTGGTTTCCGCAGCCTGTTGACGGATCGCGGACTTGATTTCCTCCGAAGAGACCGCTCCGGAGATGTGAAAGTGCTGCTCAACCTTGACTGATTGGCTAGTGGAGCCCTGCCCTCTTGAATGATCAATCACGGTTTCTTGCGGGTGCATCATGGCGAGAAATCCGCCTTTGCCGTCCAAGCCGCCGGAACGCGATCCGGAGCCGGTGTAACCGCCACCATCCATTGAGGGGAGCCCAATGAACGAACCGAAGGTCGTGTTTGGCTTGAACCCGCCACCGAGCAAACCACCGAACAGCGATCCAAAAATCCCACCTCCGCCGCCTTGGGCGAAAGGACCGGAGCCGAACAAAGCCGCTTCAAGCGCCGCCTTGGCGATGGACTTGGCGAGGTCCTCGAAGACATCGGCAAGGTTCTCGCCCTCGACAATCGCGTCAAGAATGCCGTTCTTCAGATCTTCGCTGATCTCGTTGAAGAACTGACCCGCCTCGCTGGCGTTGCGGTATTCTTCATCAATCTTGGCTACGGCGCGTGAATAGGTCTCGGCCGACAGATACCCCATTTCGTGCAGCTGCTGGAGATCGTCGATCTCGTCAGCATAGCGCTCAGCGGCGGAGCGTGTTTCCTCGTAGATCCTGGCGGCTTCGCGCATTTCGTCGGTGATGGTGTCTGTGGGCCGGGATGATCGCGACCGGGCCGCCCTCGGCTTTCTGGCGGGCTTCTCAGGATCGGGGAAATACCGTCCCGACCAGTAAGGATCGTCCTCGAAATCGCGGGGATCACCTCGCACACCGTCGCCGCCCCAATTCATTCCGCCTGACAGTGAAGCCATACGGGCCATTTGGTCAGCAGTCGCAGCCGCGTTGCCTGCGGCCGCGCCCAAGGATTCCGCGAACCTAGCCGCGTCAAGCGCAGCGTTCAGGGCAGCCTTTTGCGCCTCCCTGAGTTCAGGTGGAAGATCGGCCCCTTCTTCTGTAGCTCTTGCCAACTCGTCGGCGAGAGCTTCAGCGGCGTTCGCCACTTCCAATGGGCCATTTGCTTCCCGCATGTCTTCAAGCGCGTCACTGATCCGTGTCGCCTGAATGAGGGTCAAGCCGAACTGGTTTTCCAGAACCTGGACTTCGGACGCGATGGCCTGAACCGCGTCTGCCTGCTCGTAGTAGAGCGAAGCGAGATTGTAGCGATCAATGGATTCGGAAATGCCGTCCAGAGATCCCGCAATTGCCTCGCGAGTGGCTTCAAGAGATTCCTGAAACTCCAATTCGCGGATCTGGCGCATGATTTCATAGAGCCGCTGCGCCTGCTCAGCCTGAAGCCCAAACTCTTCGCGGAGATCGAGCATGGACAGCTTCGTGTTCTCGACCGTCTCCGCGTATGCCTTCAGGGATCCGCCGAGATCGCTGATCAGGTCGTCAAGTTCTTCGGCCCCCTCGCCCGATGAAATCATGTTGGCGATCAGAGGAAGCAGTGCACCGGCAGCAACACCGGCCGCGATTCCAATTGTCCCAAAGCCAAGCGTCAAATCCGGCAACTGAATTGCAAGCGCCTGCACCCAATTGCCTGTTGCGCTGGCCTGCTGAGCGACCTGCGAAAGCTGCATAGCCATCATGCGGGACTGCTGCCCGGCATAAATCGACTGCTTGCCGACCGCCTGATATCCTTTGGCAAGTCCGCCGGTCGCCTTATTGGATCGCTGTTCCGTCCTTTCCGCCGTCGAGGCGAGACTATCGAGCGCAGCTTCGCCGGATTTCAGGCCACGGCTATCTGCGGCAAGGACAAGGGTTGCAAAGTCAGACAATGGACATTTCCCATCCAAGATGGTTCATTGCTGCCCCGAAACGAGGTGACAGATGAACGTTTTCCTGAAATTCATGGTTGGACTGACATGCGCCGCAGTGCTGGCCTATGTCGGGTATTTCTTCTATGGCGAGCGCCAAGCAACAATTGAGGCAAAGCGCCAACAAGAGATTGCTGATCGCCTCCGCGACCAACGCATTGAACGTGAACAGGCCCGTAAAGCAGCCATAGCCGCCGAGAGATCGCGACTAGAAGCCATCAGCGAGTTCGGATGCATTCGATCCGCAAACGCCGCTGTCGAAGCGCTTGATGATGGCAGCAGCGTTGACAGTGAAGCCCGATCCGACCTCAAGATTTGCGCCAAGTATCGGCTGATCACGAACTATCAGATATCGCGGCTTCTCGATGTCGGCGTTCTCGATCCGAAAGACCCTGTTCTGAGCGAGGAAGACGCCGCAAAGCAAATCGAAGCAGCGGGCGTCTCACTGCTCTGATCCCCGCTCAATTGGCGGAATGCTCAACGGCTCTTTGCCCGTATTCAGCCCTGACAGATAAGCCTTGCACATGGCCCGCAGTGTCCGCGCTTCCCATGGTTCCGGCCTGACCCCGTTGGCTATCATAAAGGCCATGATTTCCGACCAGTCCGGGATGCTAAGACCCATCCCGTTCGATCGAACCGGGCCAAGTTGATGCATCCAGTTGACCAGGTATTGCCCGGCATCGACTTCAACCAATGGCGGGGCCAGCCCGGCCGCAATGTACCTCTGCGCCCGGCTTGTTTTTTCGTGCTCGATTGTCGCGGAAAGCCAGCCAGTCTGTTCCGCCGCAAGGACTAGCTGGCTTTCGAGTTTCCCAAAATGGCGGCCCGGTCAGAAGCGAAAGCTCTGATCTGTTCCGCAAACGTCAACTGGCCTCGCTGCCCGGTGATCACCTGAAGGTTCAGAAACCACTCGACATCATCCGGGACCTTAGCCGGCCGATCCCCTCGACTGATGTTTTCGAACCCGACGATCAGAGGGGATATTTCGTTCACAATGTTCCGGTGGATCTCCGAAACCGTCAGCGGGTTATCAGGGTCACGCTTTTCGCTCACGCGGGCTCGCTGAGACGCAAGGATGGCTTTCTGACCCGCTTCCCCCTCAATACCCAATACGAGCACCTTGCAAGGCTTGTCGAGGTCTGGCGCGCCCTCCTCATCGATGTCGAAAATGGGCTTGCCGGTTCCAGGGTGCTTGAGATGCAGCGCGCGAGGTTTGTCGGACGCTGCGCGGCTGTCGAACTGTGAGAAATCCATGATCGGGCCTTACGATGGAGTCGCGACGACGACGGAAGGATAGTTTGAGCGTATATTCGCCGTGAATCCGGCGTAGGCCGTAGTCGAGCGCTCATTCCGCAACCAGTCGTGGGGAAGGCCGGAGATGTACTCAACCTCGTCGGCCGCGGTCGGCTCCAGAACCTTGAACGAGTATTCTGTGAAAGCCTCGCACGCTGTCTTGAGCGCAGCCTGACCAGCGTCAGACTTGATCTCACGCATGGCAACCGGGATCACGGTTCCGACGCGCGCGCCCTTGACGCTCTTGGTGAACCCTGTTTCGAGGTCCGGCACATCGATGATGCTATCGGTGACGCCGATCGATCCAACTGAAACGATCCCCTTTACCTGAACCCATGTGAGCGCCTCATATCCAGCCTTATCGAACGTGGCGGGGACGCCAGTGGCGATATAGAGTTTCGTGGTGATATCAGAAGTCGACATTGCGAGCCCCTTTCTTAGAAGCGCAGAAGCGAGATGACGGCATCATCGGCGCCGGTCATGGTGATCGTGCCCTGGAGATAGGCCCGGATGGTGTCCAGCGGGATCGCCACCACCGCGCCGTTGGCAATGGATGCGAGGGTCAGGCCGCCGGACACATCGACATTCCCAAGGCCGGGAACCGGGAACGTGGACCCGCCATCGCCATCGATAAGCGGCGTGATAGCGCCGCCGCTGGCGTTGCGGATCACAAGCACGTCGCCGGCCTGGTAGGTGAATGTGTCGGAAGCGCTGGCCGTGGTTTCCGCCACGACCCTTGCCCCCGAGCCCGTCATTGCGGTCGCGGTTATTGCAGCCATTTCGATTGTCCTTTGTGGTTAGGAAGCCTCGTACTGGGCGATGACTGGCACTCGCCAGTCGGCCCCGTCGGGAAAGCCCTCTTGGATGTCAGCCGGCTTTGTGAACACGATCTGCCCGCCCGTGACCGGGATCGCCTTGCCCATTGGGAACAACTCGGCAAACGCATCGGCATGGCGGGTCGCTTCCTTGCTGCCCTTGCCTGTCGGAGTGACGATGGTTCCAATCACCCGACCAAGTGAGATGGTGTTTTCGCCGTTCAACGTGTCGTCGCGCCGGTTTACCCGCACGATCTGGACCACGATGTAAGGCTTTTCTCCGGGCGCATCTTGGTTTGGGAACCAGATCGGCAGCGTGAATGCAGCGCCTTCGATTTCGGCAAAGAGCGCAAGCTCGATATCAGCTTCCCGAGTTGCCATTGCTTACCCTGCCTGCCCATTTCGCCACGATCTGCGGCCATTGCGCTGCGGCCGAACCGACGTAGAAGTTGCCGGACTGCTCATAGGTTCGGCCAAGAGCGTCAGAGCCGCTGAAACCCATCTCCATTCGCCTGGCATATGGTGCAGTCCATGCAAATCGCGCAATATCACCCAATTCCAGTCCTGTGAGCGTCACCGAGTAGCTGTCCGCCCCAACATTGCCGAATGAGCCGTTCAAGCCACTGGCGAGGCTGTTGCGCAGATTTCCGGTATCGACCGGCATGCGCCCGCCCTTGGCCTTTGGCGCCTGGGCAATCTCGACAACGTCCTGCACGCTCTCGACGAACACCTCACGCATCTGCCCCTTGGTCTTGCCGGCGAAAGCGCTGACCGAGGCGGAGAAGGACTTGGCGGCCATCATCGGATATACCTGATCCTGATGCTCTCAAAACACCGGCACTGCACCGTCTCGGATGCCGGAGCCCCGAGGCTGGTATCGCCGGGATACATCATCTGAGCCCCAGTCAATGGCGAGATGAACGGTAGCGACATGCCCTTGACCATCTGTTTGTCGAGAAGCGCATGGGATGGACGTTCGCGGCCATCGCCAGTGTCCGACCAGGTGCGCTCGATTTGATCCTCGGTCACCTTGCCGCCATCGAGAAGCTGCTTGAACCCCTCATGCCGCCCGGCCCGGAGCGCGGTGATTGACTGGTCCCTTGCAATGGTCTTGCCGCGGAGCTGCAGATTGCGATCACGAAGCCGCTCAATGGCCCGTGTGGTCGTCTCAGATGGCAACGCTTTGCCGCTCTCGATTGCTTTCCTGATCGTGGCGTCAAACCGCTTGTCGCGGGTCGTGAGTCGGAAGTATTCGCGCATCAACGCCGGGTCACCGGAGCGAAGTTTTTCCTCGGCATCAATGATGAATTCGACCTGTCGCGCGTTGAGGCCGATCACGCCGCCTTTGCGCCTTCCTGTCGTCTGGGTCCTGGTCCCGATCAGTGACCTAGCGATCTGATCAGGCGTATTGTTGGCTACCATCCCGGCAAGGATATGCATCCGGGACGCTTCGCGGATATCTTCGACGATGCCGGTCGGGCCTGTGATCAGTCTTCCGACGTGTTGCTCTGCCCATTCGAGGGCTCGCGGGTGCCGTCCGTCGAAACCAAAGACTGCAGTGCCGCCCGGTAAAAAGGGTCCGGTAGCTTCGGAAGTGAAGCCAGCGCGAGCACCCCTCCCCTGTAGTAAGCGTCCGTGATGGCCCGGTCTAACGGCCGGAAGAACGCCGGGTCGATCCGGAGCGCCATCAAAGCAGCCTCGATGTTGCCCGCCTCGATATGCCCGGCCACAGCTTTCAACTGCGCCTGAGACGTGATGCCTTGAATTGCATCGAGAAAGGCCTTGCGGATTTCCGGCTCGAGTTTGTCGAGAAGGGCCTGAATATCGCGGGGGAGCGCCATCTAGGTCCGCACCTCGACGCTCTTGCCGTCCTTGATGCTGATCTTGTTGCGCGGCGATTCAGTAGCTTCGGGGCGATCCTCATCCTTCGCGAGAACGGTAGGCGCCGGGTTTGGAGATGCTTTGCGCTTCGCCATGGTTAGATCCTCATACCGTGAAGACAATTTCGTGCATGATCACCGCGCCGTTCGGATCGGGCTGCAATGGTCGCACGCTCTTGATCGCATATTCCCTGCCGTCCAGCACCCACTTGTCAGCCGTGGTCGGTGTGATCATGAGCCCGGAAGCCGCAACATAGACGCGGCGGTCATTCACCTCGATCAGTGTTCCGGTCATCTTGGTCAGCTCGACCATGTCCTGGAACACGGTGCAAGGATAGTCGGTGGGCGTCAATGTCGGATCGTAGCTGGGCCCGCTCTTGGTGTATCGCCGAATGATGCCAGCGCCGCCGACCTCGCCAAGGGCGCCAGCGACTTCCGCTGCGACCGCTGCCCAATCCTCGCTCATGCCATCATCCAAATGATTGGCGCGGCCATCACCAAAAAGATCGCCGCAAGCACCAAATAATCCGACCAATCGCCGCCGTCGACGGTTCGGGGCGCGGCAATTGACTGAAGGTAGGCACGACGTTCCATCATGGCCTTCCTGCGCTTATCAAGATCTTTTGGCCAAACAGGCGGTTGAATAGGCGGTGCGGCCATCAGGCGCACTGCCCGCCGATGCTCTTGAAAAAGAACCCGTCCGCGTCCCGATCAATCACATATGGCTCAAACAGCGCATCGATCAGGCTGGACGTCGGCATGTAGGCATAGGTTCCGCCGGCATTGCCGGTGACGGCCCATTTGATTGACCCGACGCCGGTCAGCACCTTGCTTTCCGCCTCGGTATAGGTCTTGGAGAAGAACCCCGGCGTGGCCAGTTCGAGATTGGCGGCGATATAGGCCGCTTCCTCGGTCAACGGCAGTGTTGAGCCGGATGGGGTGAAGGTCACGGCATCATAGCTCGGCAACAGGTTCGCAGTATAGCGCAGGCGGATGTAATCCGAGGCACGGGTCAGCGCAGCCGTGGCGAGCGCGTCCGTCGCGTCGGCCGGAGCACTGTTGCCCCGTGCCGTTGCATAGGCTCGCCAGTCGGCAATCGACCCGTACATCGATCAGGCCTCAGCCTTCTGCAGCTCGACGAACGCGGCCTTGTCCTCTTCGGACATGGCGTCGAAGCCTTCGAGATCGCCCTTACGCATGGCCTTGGTCACGGCAACCCCGTCCTTGTTGACCACAAACCAGCCCGGCGACTTCTCGACCACTGCATAACCAACGACAGGCTCATTGACCGGATCCTTGGCCGGATTGGTCACGGCAGCCTTGCCCTTGCCGCCGACGACGCGGCACTTGTTGACCAGCCATGCCGGCACCTCATCACCCTTGACGTCGATGACGGACCCAACCTCGGCCTCCTTGCCGTTCTGATCGAAGATGCCCTTCTCTGTGATTTCAAGCTTCATGATCCTGATCCTTTCAGGGTTTGCGAATGGTCTCACAAAGCGGGCCGATCGCGCGGCCCGCCATAGAGATCATCCGGCGATGGTGGAAACCGCCACGCCGCACTGGTTTTCGGCGTCGTATTTGATCTCGACGGCCGAAGCCGCCATCGTGAGGAAGTTGTAATCGTCTTCCGGATTGGCGCGGAACTGCGCACGGGTCGCCATCGGCATCCCGTTGAGCACCTGGACCACGTCGCGGCGCTTGACCACGGCGATGATCTGGCTTGCGGCCACACCGGACGCCGGCACCACGTTCTCGATACCGCCGATCTCGCGAACGCGCTGCGCAATGGTTTTGTTGGGATACTGCGACGAGTAGTCGGTGTTGCTGGCGTAGAACCAGTCATCCCAGTTGACATACAGCGTGGCGGGAACCCGGAAGTTCTTGGCATGCAGGAGCTTCAGCGTTGCCGTGACATCAGCGACCCACTGCGGACCGGTTGCACTGATCAGAGCCTGGCCGGTATTGCGGGTCGCGCGCTTCGGATGATTGCGCAGCCCGTAGAGTGTGGACGTGCCAACCACGATCTTGGCGTCACCATCGAGCGAGATGCTTTCAAGCTTTTCAGCCGTCTTGCGCATCGCGTTCATGCGACCAGCCGCGTCGAGCTGGAAGCCCTCGGTCTGAGCCGCTGCGACCTGACGCCAGCCGTAGGAGAACGGGCTGTCGATGATCGGGAGCGGAGTGCCGTGGTAATCGATGACCGGCTGATCGGTGCGGCCCTTGGACCGGCCGTCCAGCGAGATGTTCACTTCGCCGCTGTCGGAGACAGTCTGGAAGTGGTGAACGATCTTGCCGATCGGCATCGGGGTCGCAACGCTCGCCGCAAGGTCATTGAAGACTGCGAGAACCGAGCGCTGGATTTCAACAGCCTCCCGATCCCACAATCCCCAGACATCACGGGGAAGCGTGGCAGCGTTGCCAAGCATGACGCCACCACCCATTTCGGCGGCCATGGCAGCCTGCCGCGCGTTGAACGCGCGACGGCTGTTGAGCAGGAGTTCCTGCTGTGCAGGGGTAAAGGTCAGCATATCAGGATCTCCTTATGCGCCGGCCGGAGTGGTGGACTGGTTCGCCCAACGCACGTCAGCGAGATCGCCCGCGCTGTATGCGCCAGGCGTGTCATCGAAATAGGCGTAGATGACCTCAGCATCGCCAACGGCGGTGAGATAGCCAGATGCACCGATGGTGAGGGCTGCGCCCTTGGCATACGTCGCCGCTGCCAAGCGGATCTGGTAGACCTCGTTGGGACGAGGCCGGTAGGCAACGCCGGTATTGCCGGAGACGTAGGCCGTGGCCACGTCCTGACCGGCAAAGCGGGTGTTGCTGAGGACAAGCAGCTCTTCCTGCATGTCCGAAGCCGTTGCGACGGTGAGCGCCGTGGCGCTTTCCGTGACCAGGATGCCGGGCAGATATGCGCCGGCAACCGGGAGGTTGATCGTTTCCGGTTCGTCCTTGATCGGACCCCGGTAAATGACGTTGCCGGCCATTAGGCTGCTCCCTTCTCAGGGTTGATGTTGGCGTTGAGGTCGTAGCCGGCCCACTCGTCATTGTCGGCGCCCGGCTTGAACGCCCCGTTGACCGCAGCCGCCTTGCCGGGCTTGGCCTTCTCCGCCAAGGCGCGGGCGGCGTTGAGCGTCAGCTCCTTGGCAGCCTCCTCGTCGAGGATATTCGCCTTGACGATCTTGGCCACCAGCTCGGCCTTTTCGGCGTCGTCCTTTGCCTTCTGGTTGGCGACCATTTCAGCCTGCGCATCAACCAGCGGCTTGACGGCAGCGGTCACGGCGTTGGCGATGGTTTCGCCGATCTTGTCGAAGCCTTCCGAGAGGGTGTTCACCTTCGCGGAAAGCTCTTCCAGCTTCTTTTCATCAGCCATTTCGAGTTCCTTTTCGTTGGCTTGAGGTTCCCGCTCGGATCGCATGGCGTCCAAAATCGCGGTCTTGATGCGCTCGTAGAAGGATGCCTTCTGGATCTTCTCGGCTGCGCGAACGGCCATATCGACCGCCCAGTCAAGGTCACGATCCGCCTCGGAAAGAGCGGAATTGATGACCTCGATTTCTTCTGTCTCACCGGAGGCATTGACCAGCATGCCGACGCCCTGTTCGGGCGTGGCCGCGCCGTCCTCGTTCAGGAGAATGGCGTCGTGATCGAACATGATGTTCATGGCGGTGTGCTTGTGATCGTCGCCATTGGCAGCACCAAGCTCACACAAGAGCCCGGTCGATGTGTGGACCGGATCGCCCTTGTCGATGGCCTCGAGCACGGCCTTGCCGTTTTCGGACTGGTTGGCCACAGCGACATCAATGACCTTGTCGAGAAGCACGCGACCGCCTTCTTGCCGGACATTCTCATTCCATGCCCCGACATAGGAGACGTTGATGCCCTCCGGATCACGGGCAGAGACAAACTTGCCGTTAACCTTCGGATGGCCGAACGGCGCCGGGGTGCGGTTGAGCGTCATGTAAGACTTGGCGATCTCGTCGGCAGGGTACTTGATCCCGTTCATGACGATGTCGTCGGGCAGCGTGGCCGAGGGCACGATCACCACGTCCCGGCCGTTGCGCTTTTCCTTGCGGACGGCGGCGACATTCGCCAGCGACCGCACATTGACGCGGATTTTCTTGGTCATGATGACTTCCTAATTTTCGGGAGGTCGTGGCGCGTTGGCAGCGGCGGCCTTTTCATCGTCGCCGGTGTCATCGATGAGCCGATCTGCTCCAGAGAGAGGATCAAACCCGACGGTTTCTCGGATCTCATCCTCGGTGAAGACAACTTCCATACTGCCGGCCTGGGCCTGTTTCTGGTTGATACCGGCCATCTTGTCGGCTCGGTCGATCTTCTCGGCCATACTGGCCTCGGTCAGGTCAGGCCAGTAGAGCGACCACTCCAGATCCTTCAGGATCCCGAAGCCTTTCAACCGATCGACCACAGCCATAATGTTGGGAATGACCGAGTTGTTTCGGCGCGCCATGTTGGTCTGCGACCATTCATCGGCGTCTTCCTTGCTGGCCCGCTCACCGGTCTGCATACCAACGAGGATCTTGATCGGGATGCCCCATGATGCGGCGAAGCTCTGAAGCGGCCCCTCGACGAATTCTTTGGGCTGGGGAAGCGTGACGCCCAGCGTCTTGGCCTCCATGCCCTGCAGCATGAGCAGAGCGTCAAAGCCTTTCTGGTAATCCTCGACCTGGTCATTCATCGCGTCGGCGATTTTGTCGGGCGCAACACCCATCGCCTTGGCCATGTCGGCGACTTTGGCATCCTTGTCGAGCTGCAGGACAGGCGCGCTTTTGGCGTTCTTCCAGAACCCCTCGCCGCCGGCGCCCATGACTTTCTCGATGGTAACAAGGTCGTTGTAACCGGCCAGCAAAGCGGATTCGCCATAAACGGTTCCGTCCTCGGACCAGACCACAACGCGATCGGGATGCACTTCGAACGAACGGGTCTGACCCTGCTTGGCATCAACCGCCGTCTCGTTGAACTGGAACATCTTCGGCTTGCCGTAGTCTTCCGACATCTCGTCGGTGTCCCACTCGGCAACCTTCAGCTGGCCAGCCCATGCCGGGATGATCTCGACCAGGGCGTCAAGGCCGGGCAGATTGCCCACGACCGGTTCCCTCATCCGCTTATTGTCGGCAAAGCGAAAGATCACGCCGGAGTAAGCTCCAACCAGAGAGCGGCGATCCGCGGTGGCGAGTTTCTGCCAGAACCGGAGATCCGCGAATTTGTCTTGCACCTCCTGCTCGACCGGGTTCAGTTCGTCGGGCTTGTCGTCGGTCTGCAAGATCGGATGATCCTGCCATGTCTTGAGGATCGTCTTGCTGACTGCGGCCCGGGCAATGCCGTTGCGGGTGTACATCTGCCAGAGCTGCTCGAACGTGACGCTCTCAGGATACCCGAAATCAATGTAGTGATTGCGCTTGGTCGTGGTGGCGAAGTAACCCGGAAACATCGTGTCGAGCCGACGCAATGCGTTCGCGATGATCGAATGAACGGTCATTGGTGGCGGTTCCTCAGGAACATGGCGACGGCAGTGCTGACCACATTGACGTTGTCGGCCGCGATCACGGCGTCGGCCAGGTTGTGCGACTTGACGCCAAGATCCTTCTTGAGTTTGACCTTGGGCACGACGCGCTTCTTGCCCTCGGTCTCGACCCACCAGGGCACGCACATCTCGGTGAAAAGGGCATCCAGCTTTTCGGCGCCGATATCAGCCGAGAACGAAAGAACGTCTTCTGGCTTGATGGATTGCCCACGAACAACGGCGTTGAACGTCAGCATTGCCTTGCGCGCCGTGTTCGCCCACCCTTGTGCTTTGAGGTTCAGATACTCGTTTCGGTTCAGAGGGCTGTTGGAATTATCCGGATCGCTCGGCTTGTCCGGATCCATGACAGCGCCGCCGGCATGGAAAGCATAGTGCTCGACAGATGCGCCGTTCGCCTCGTTTTGCTCATCGATATAACCACCGACAAAAGCGCCGATGCCGATCGTGTCATAGGAGACCAGCGCGCCGCGATGCCGCGCCTTGGCCCAAACCTTCTTTGCGTTCTGAACCAGCTCATCCTTGCCGGATGACCAGTCCTCGACATCAGCAAACACGCCGTCGATCTTGTCGGCCGTGGCGCTCTTGTCCTCGCCATCGTCGGCCGGGTCGAAGCCTATGACGTTCCGGCCCGTGATCGAGACGTCCAAGATCCTGTCAGCGTCCACGCAGGCGTCCAGCCAACGGCGCTTGAAGATCGAGAGCTCGCCGTCACCGAGCGGAACGCCCTCATAGATGTGCTGGAAAGTCTCAGGATCGCGGTCCCGCATCAAAGCGATGTCGCGCAATGCCTTTTGAGACAGAAACGGATTTTCGGTGTAGTCGATCTTCCTGACCAGGCAGTGGTCCGGTGTGTTGATGACGAAGTTCTTCCAGACGTAATCGGTGACGAGCTTCGGGTTGAAAAGCAGGATCGCCAGGCTGTCCTCTTTGCGGATGGTCGGCGCGATGACAATCCACTGGTCTTCTGTGAGTTTTTCGGCTTCCTCGACCCATAGAATGTCGATGTCCGAGGTGCCCTTGATGTCCTCAAGGTTTCGCTCGATGCCGTAGAAGATGAATTCCGAGCCGGTTGCCCGGTGAATGATCGTGGTCTTCTGAACCTCGTACCGATCGGAAAGACCCAGATGAGCGATTGCCCATTTCAGTTCGGTGTAGACCGATTCCTGAATTCGGTTCTGAAAGCGCCGGATGCAAAGAACCCGCATGCGGACCGGAACATGGTCAATCAGCCGGATCAGCTGGCAAGCGGTGTCACGCGTCTTTGAGCTTGAGCGGCCACCATGCAGGACGGCAGTGTCGACCTCGCCGAGAAACACCTGTTCCCAGAAATCGAACAATGCCGGGTTTGTGAGATGCGTCGATGCGTCTAGCTCTTTTCGCTGCGCAGCGCTTCTCGCCATGTCCTCGTTTCCGTCTGGATCGGGCCGCCGTCAGGGCCGCCATGGCCAACCTGATCGCGGAAAGCCTGCACGCCGACATGCTTGCCGATCAGCTCGATGCGCTTGATACGGTCGGACAGCTTCAGCTTCTTGACCTGCCCGATTGTGCGGCCATCCTCGCGGATTTCCTCGACATCAATTCCGCCGACAAGGCCCTGCCGCCAGATCAGCGGCCATTCCGAAATGGGCTTGAGCGAGCCGTCTTCGTCATACAGATCGGCAATATCGGCATCGGCTTCGGCAGCTAGTCTGCGCAAGACCCAATCGGCATCGACCTCGACGCGTTCGGCACGCTTGGTCTGTGCCTCGGCAAGGGCGGCCTGAATTTCAACATTCTTCAACAAGCGCTGGCCTTGGGAATAGGCGGTCTTTTCGCTGTACCCTGCCCTGATTGCGGCCTGCGTGGCGTTGAGATCGACCAGATACTCCTTGACGAAGAGAGCTTGTTTCGGTGTTAGCGCCATGACTGACACCTCGCGAGATTGATCCGGCTTCCCATGATTGGCCCGGCAGCATGAACCACCAACGCAAACGGGCTGAGATCCATAATCGATGGGCAATCCCTCGCGCCGGTTGGCGAAGGTCAGGAGCTTGCGCTGGTTTGGAAATGCAGTAGCACCGGCGCTCAGAGAGCCCGGTGCGTGCAGGTGGTGAGTTCCTGCCATACTGGCGGGGGAAAAGCCCTCGTCGCCAAATCACCTATGACGCGAAAGCTACGCCGCTTCGCCCAAGTCGTCAACATCAGTCGGAGAAAAATCAAGGCGGCCAAGTTTGTCGGCGATGGCCTTGATCCGGTTGCGATTGCTGACCGAGAGGACCGTGACAGCCATGACGGTGTCGGTTGCCTTGTGGCGGATCATGCGGCGCGAACCCTCGATCCATTGGCGTCGTGTTCTGTCTTTCGGCGGATCGACATACTCACACCACGCGTCCCATTCGATCATTCTGAGAACGTGAATGTCTGTGTTGGGCACCCGGACCAGGACGTTGTCGAGGTCCCGTATCGCTTGCATCACGCCGGCAGCTTCCTCAAGGGCGCGCCAGTCACGGACGCAACGGACAAAGGCGTACCCTGGCAAGACGGGACGACGTAGCGTGACCATGACGCCGCGCTTTCGCCTGTCCTCGTGCTCCGAGATTGTGAACGGAATGAAGTATTCCAGATCAAGCTTGTCGAGTTCGATCTCGATATTCGTCTTCTGGTCAATGTCCGGAACGATGAACTGATGAGTGCCGCCCCTCGGACCAGCGAATACGATCCGGCGGCGGGAAACGCGGGTGGCGTGTCCAGAAATACGGACGACGTACCAGTGGTGATCTGTGTGTTCCAAGATTGCCGATCTCCGTTGAATGAGACCGGACGGGCCGTGCCAGGCTGTTCTGAAGATGCCGTTATTCGGTCGCGGCGGTCAAGTGGTAGCAGGGCGAAAATCGATAATCGTTCCCTAACCCATAATGCACAAAAAACGTAACCCGGAAAAATACAACCTTATATAGAAAAAGTACCCCGACATGCGAATATAGGAAAAAAGGAACTATTATTATTATATGTATGATTTTATTTTATTTTCTCTAACGATAACCGTTCCTCTCTTATCATAATAGGGGGGAACGGTTATGGGAAATATTCCTACTTGATAGGAATTTATGCCGCATAACCGTTCCTTTTTCATAACCGTTCCCTAGACAAAAAGGAACGGTTATGCGGCACTAAAAAAGGCCTCCCGAACAGGTCGGAAGGCCTCAGGATTACGACTGCAATCGACGTCAATTCGCGCGATAAACAACAGTGACGGCGAAGGCCTGATAGAATTCATCATCTTGATTTCCCACGGCGCATAGGGCCGGAGTGACCGATATCACAGCCGTGTCGTCTAGGGTTTTGAGGAAGGCGTTGGCATCAGCCTCAACCCGCGCGTATCCGCTCTGCATCGTCGATTCAAATACCTTGATTTGCACTCTCATCAATTTTCCTTTCCGGCTTCGGTTTCATTCACATATCCAATAGGTAAAGGTTGATTTCCCCTTTGGGTTCTTGTCTTCCTGTACCCCAAGCTGACCGCCCTCCGACAGGGATTTAAGCAGGTCTCCCAGATCACGATATCGAATGCTGTTCTTGAGAGATTGAACAATCTGTCGATGGGTTGCTTTCCCGCCGCGCTTGGCGATGCACCGCATGATTTTCTGTGCATTGGCCTGGTTCTCGTTTTCGGACATCCATTCGGCTGCGCCGTGGGCCATGAGGCGTGAAGACTGGCGAGCAAGGTTAATCCCGTACCGAACATCTGACAGTCGAACCTGATGATCTTCCATTCGGCCTATGGCGACAATCGAGGCAATGCGCAAAGCCATCTCGGCTGTGCGGACAAACAACTCAGCCTGATCGGGATTTTCCGACATGTAATCCTCAATCTCGTCGCGGAACGCCTTCCATGCGGCCATCGCGCCGTCCGGGCACCACCGCATTTCAATGATGTTGTTGTGCTCGGCAGGATTCATCCCGACATCGTTGCGATACGGCGTCGACATCTCGCCTTTCTGGAAATAGATCGCGCGAAGCCCATCCTTGATTGATTGTGGCACTTCGAACTTGTTGGCGTCTGCCTCATCTCGCATGCGAACACGCTTCTCGCCCTCGATGAGCAGGAACCGGTTCAATGTGCCGTCGCCAATCGCGCCGCCCTCAACCGCGGTATAGAACTGCTCATGGGTCGATCCCGCCAGAATCGACAGCGACGGCGCGTAAATCACCTTCGTCTCGTCTTGAGCGTATTCCGGCGTGTCGAAGCGGCCAAAGCCTTTACCCCAGATCGCGCGCAGGACTTTCGGAATTGCCCGGCTATGAGGGCTGGAATTCTTGGCGAAAATCTTGCGCAGAACATCGCCGAATTCATCCTGTGGCGAAAGGCAAAGCGGCTGGCGCAAAAGCACCTTGATCAATCCCGTGCGGCTTTCAAACTCCTCCGGACCCAGATGAACGCCAAGGCCGGCAGCCGTCATGATCGTCTTCGGAATGTCGTTGATGGCCTCCTTTCCCTGTCCAGTCGGCGCCAGGCAGAGCACATAGAGCGCAAGGCCGCCGAAGTTCACGGGCGTTGAGAACTGCCGACCGGCAGCAGTACCGACAATCGCGAGAGCGCCTCCGATCGCCAGCGCCTTTTGCGGTTTGATGCTGGCCGACACCATCCATCGCGCGATCTCTCCTACCAGTCCGGGTGGATAGTCAATCGTCGTCACTTGTTCGACCGGATTGTATGGTGCGACCACCTCCCCCGTCTCTGCATCGGCCAGCGTGCCGTCATGATGCTCGATCAGCCGCCGTGCAGCTTCCGCAGCCTCGACCGGATCGTAATCATGCTCATGGCCGCGATGCTTGATGGCAATGGCCGATAGGTCCGCGCCGTTCTCGCGCGCAAGCGCTGCCAGCGTGGCCAGGTTGACGCCCTGCCCCTTGAAGGATCTCCACTTGGATGCAAGCTCTTTCGTGCCCTTGTATTTCGAGCCCTGTGCGGACCAGTCATCGGCCACAGCAAGACCTGCAGAGGATCCGCCCGTAGCGGCATGGACGGCCATGAGGGCAGCAAGCCAGTCCTGATAGCCGGAGTCGGGGCTGATGTAGCTCAACAGCTCCGCGATCTCGTCAATTTCGACTTGACTATGGCTGCCGGTATCAATTTTCTCGCGCACCGGCTCCAACGGCGTGGTGATCAGCGCGTGCAGCCAGTGCGGAATGACCGCCGCTTCCGACAGATCGCCCCATAACTCATAGATGCGGCCATCCGCCATGACCGTGCCGGGTGCGATGACATAGCCGCCATGGCCGCGGACGTTGATGCCCTTACCCCGCAACAGGCCTTCCGAGTTGCCAAGGGTCTCGCCGTCACGCTGTCGGAAATAGTGATGATTGCCGGCCGATGGTGTTGCGACCAATGGCGCACTATCCGGGTTGAAACCATGATCGGCCATGATCTGGCCGAACGCTTCGACACCATCCGCGCTTTCATCGTGCCGGTCCGCATCGATGACAATCAGGCCCGACTTGGCGAGATCGAGCCCGATGGCCGCATCCGGCCACTTCTGCCACCATTGCAGGATCTGCCGCTCACTGGTCGTGCTGGCCTCGCGCCATTTGATGAACGGCATGGGCCGCTTGGCCTTCTCACCGCCTGGCTGGCACGGAAAGACCGAGAAGCCAGCTGCCGCAAGGGCAAGGGCCGTCTCACGATTGGACGCCATTGTATCGGACATCAAAGCGTCACCTTCCCGGCGCCATCCAAATCCATCATGAAGGCGTTGTATTCAGCATCAAGCTCCCTTTGCTCATATGGCCGCCCATGATTCTGGTGAAACCCGCGATCTGCTTCAGCTTGCCTTCTAGCTTTCACCGCCGATTGAAAATCTTCGAAAGACCCAATCCGGGCATACCTGCCATTCACATCAATTCGAGCTATCCATTTTTTCTCTTTTTTCGAGTAGCTTACTCCGGTCACGCCGCTTGAATTGTTTTTCCGGATGGGCTGATTCCGCATATTTTCTTGGTGCGTGACTGCCCTCAGATTGGATATTCGATTGTTGGAAGGGTCTTGATCTATATGATCAATGACGAGATCGGACGACACAATTTCCCCATAGTAGATAGCCCAAGCGATGCGATGTGAGGGGTACCTGACGCCGTCGATGGCAATTCGATAGTATCCATCTGGTTTGAGATATCCCGCGACTTTGCCGGCATGTTTGGCATTCCATGAATTGCAAACCCTGGCGCTGGAAAAATGGCTTTCTGGACGCCTTAGCCATGTCAGCGTTCCGCTTTCGGCGCAGTAGGATAGAACGGATTTGAGGTAGCTTACGGACAGCATTTTCATTCACCTCTCATGTCGGCAGCTAGCGCGCGTCGATATCCGGCAATGATGCGTCTATTGAACTCAAACCATTGGTCAGGAGTGAGCGCCGCGAAGTCGGTCTTGCCGATGGTTTCCAGAAGCTCGATCCCGGCATCCCCGCCCTTGGCGGCGGCCATGCTCTCGATCCGGCTGAATTCATCCTGCTTCATGGAGTAGATTGCCTTCGCGGCTTGAATGCATTTCGGGTCATCGCAAACCCACAGGATTTTGCTTGCGCCGCGGGATGAGTATCCGAAGCCACAAGCCGCACGGGCGCAGACGCCGCAGATGGCGGGATCGAACTGGTCAATCACAAATGTCCGCCAGTGCTCGTGGCTGCCTGATGGGCGCGCTGGTGTGATGGATTGTTTCAATGGTCGTCACGCGAAAGTCGCACGACGTGCATTGCTTGCGCCTCTTGACCCCGCCACGCGTCGGCCGACTATCGATCGTCTTGAACGATCTTTTCCCGCACGCCGGGCAGTGCAGGCCTTTTGGCTTCTCGCTCATGACCTGACCTCCTGACATCGAGCCATATCGCGGCGCTTCTGGTTGGTCTTGTGAGTGACGATCTCGGTGTGATCTGGATTGACGCACATTCGATTGCGGCAAAGGTGGTCGAGCTGCTTCTTGCCGGGGATGAAGCCATAGACATGCGTGGCTGCGACCCGATGAACTGCGACGGTCTGGCCGCCAAGCTTCATCCGCGGATAGCCGCCGCCGCGTCCAGTGCCGGAATGTGTCCCATTCCATAGCCAGCAAGGTGTCTCAAGCGGCCCTGGCGTGATCGTCACGTTCTCCTTGATACGTGACCAGATTTCAGATCGCCGCTCGCTCATGACTGCACCGACATCTGCCGATGAAACTCGCAATAGGGTTTTCCAGGCGCATGGGCCTGGCACCCGCAAAAACGGGCATGCTCGCCGAAACCCTCGACCGGCCATTTGCACTCGTCGCGACCTAGGTCGAGAAGTCCGATCAGGCGAAATTCGGGTTTGGCGATCGGCTCTGACGCGGGCTTGACCTCTTTTGGCGCCTGTGGACGCGATTTTGGTCGACGCGGTGAAATTGCCGCCTTGATGGTTGAAGTGCGGACAATCCGAGGCGACCTGGCGCTTGGCGATCTTGGCGGTCTTGGCTGACGTGATCCACGCGACGGACCTCTCGGGAGCGGGCATGAGGTCAACTGGTCAGCCTTGCGGTGATAAATGCTTATGATGCCGTTACGCACCGCGCCGGGGATCAATGACGCAATCTGAGCCGATGAATAGCCGGGCTCGTAGACCTTCTTGATTGCCTCGATCTTCTCGGCAGAATTCATGAGCCGCCAGTCCTTTCGAACGGTCATAGCTGCATTCCCTTGTAGAGGGCCGGATTGGTGACCCGTTTGCTGATGTCGTAGCTGGTCAGCGGCGGGTTGCCCGTGATGGCGGAATAGCGAGCCAATCCGCTGAGGACGGTAGTGTGGTCGCGATCGAAAATATCCCCGATCTGCGGAGCGGACAGCGACGGATTTCCGGCTTTGGTCCGGTACATCGCGGCCCATCGCGCCATGATCACATCGCTGCGCTTGCGACGGCTGAAAATCAGATGGATCGGAACATCGTGGCGTTGCGCTTCCTCAATGACGATCTGACGAACACGCGACGGCAGTGCGCTCATGACTTTCTGCTCATAGGCGTTCATTCCGCAGCCTCCCGCGCCTGGGCCAGATGCGGCACGTTGGCAGCCGTGATTGCGGCGGCGAGCGGCGGGCACACGCTGTTGCCTGCCCGGCCCACCTGGTCCGATTTCGAAAACACGTTGCCGTCCGCATCCCGGTCGATCTCGTAATCTGCGGGAAACCCTTGTGCGTTGAACAGCTCGCGCGGGGTCAGCATCCGCATGCCGATATCCACCATCACCAGCGTGACTGACACGCCTGTTTCGAGCGCCACGTCCAGCGTCACGAATTCGCGGTCATCCCAGAAGCCATGGGCGCGCAGGAAGTCCGCCACCTCGCGGGCCCGGGCGTGGTGCTCCGGCGCGAATGGCGGTGCGGAAAGCGCCGCGGTGGCGATGCAGAACCGGTCCTTCGTGGTCACGGTGTGGAGCGGATCGCCCGGCTCCTGCCCGTCCCCTGTGCCGTAATATTTGGTCAAGGCTCCGGCCACGAGGGCCGATTGCCCGCCGCCCGTGCAGGCCACGCGCGAAGGTTCGTCGGCAGGGCTCGCACGCCGTGCGCTGCCCTTCATCGAAAGCATGCTGGCCGCCACAACGCCCTGCTGCGCCCCGGATGCCGTGACGGTCGAGGCTGGTTCGTTCGCACCCCGGCCAGGGTTCACGCCACCGATGCGTCGGCTGTCGTTGTTGTGCTGGGCCATGAACGCCGCGATCGGAGCATGTTTCACACCGCCCGCCACAACCGTGCCCAACGGCGCGTCCGGATCAAGCGAACGCGGCGCCTGCCCTTCCCTCTCGCCATAACCCGTCTGCGCCAACGAGGCCGCAACACACGTCAACCCGGCCCCGCCGGCGGTCACCGTGTGGGCAGGCTGATCGGCACCCTGAAACGGCTTTCCGGCGTTGCGCATGGTCATCAGGTGCGGCGCGATCACCGCGTTCTGGTCCTTGGCCGATGCCGTCACGGTGTGCAACGGGTCGGCAGGATCTCGCACCGCCCCGCCCTGCTGGGCATAGGTCATCACCGGCGATACAACCCCGAGAGGCGCAGCGCCGCCAGGCCGCTCCTTGAAACTGTTCGCCGTCACGGTCGGGGAAGGCTCATCCATACCCGAACCTGTTGCGCCGGAGTTGAACCGGGTCAGTGATGGCGCAATGACGGCGTGGCGGTTTTCGGTCACCACCGTCTTGAGTGGGTCGCGCGCATCGGCGCTGCGGTCTTCGCCGCCATTGCCCTTGCCGTAATAGGCAGCGAGCGACGGGGCGATCACCGCTTTCTCACCCCGGTTCGCGCCGGTCACGGTCCGCATCGGTTCGCCCGCATCTTCCAGCCGGGCCCCGTGGGTGAGGTTCACCAGGAACGGTCGCATCGCGTCCAGCACATAGCGCCGGATGCCCCGCGCCACTCGCGCCTGTGTCGCGCTGGCCAATGGCCGCACGGCCCTCAAATTGTGCTTGAGCAGGATCTCCGCCTTGGTGTCGAAGATCGAGGGGCACGGCAAGGACCAGTCGATCACGTCGCGCCCGGCAGTCAGCCACGGCTTCAGCTTGCCGGTCTTCACTTCGTCGCTGTCGGGCGCCCCGTGCGTCGGCTCCGGCCAAACGATTCTTTTGCCGTCGAACCGGATGATGATGAACACGCGGCGGCGGATCGTCGGCGCGCCATAGTCGCAGGCGCGCAATTCCTTCCATTCCATCCTGCCGCCGAGCTTTTTCAGCTTCCGGCACCAAAGCTCGAAGGTCTCGCCGCGCCGCTCCGGATCGGGCACCAGCCCCTTCTCCGTCGTGATCAGCGGCCCCCAGGTGCGGAACTCCTCAACATTCTCGATCGCCACCACATCGACACGCCCGCCCGATTTCTGGATCCGCTCGATCCAGCCCGGAATGATCCATGCAAGGTCGCGGATGTTCCGCTGCACCGGCGCGCCGCCCTTGGCCTTGGAGAAGTGCTTGCAGTCGGGCGAGAACCAGGCAAAGCCGATATGGGCGCGATTGAAATGGTCGAGAGGGTCGACCTTGTAGACGTTCTGGCACAGATGCACGGACTCCGGATGGTTGACCGAATGCATGGCCACCGCCACCGGATCGTGATTGATCGCGAAATCCGGCGAGCGCCCAAGTGCCATTTCAATTCCGGTCGAGGCTCCACCACCTCCGGCAAAGCAGTCGATTATGATTGGCATTTTCATTCCGCGGCCTCCAATTCCTTTCGCGCCGGGAATGACCGGCCGACGATGTCGATGTGTTTGCGATTCTTCTTGTTCGGTTCGACGCTGATCGTGACGGGCATGATCAGTTCATCGACACGATGCAGGGCTTCGTCAGTTGATTTGGGATAGGGCGAGGATCCGCCATGGGTTGCCCACCACTGCATTGCAGCCTGGCAGCGGGTCATGCCGTGCTCGAACGCGATCCATTCGCGGTATTCGGAAATGCCCGCGATGAAGGTGACCTTGATGCTGTCTGGCATGCCTATTTTCTGATATCGATCGAGACGCCAATCCACGACCGGGATCTGTTGCGGCGCGACCTTCTCACCGGACAGGATGCCGACCGACTTTTCGGCCTCGGCTTCATGCTTGGGCTTTTCCTCGCGTGGGAACTCGTGACCGCAAATCTTGCAGGTGATCGAGTTGATGGCGATCAGTTCCTGACAGCCCGGGCATTCCTTGGCTCGGACGCTGTCGACCGGAACCTTGCCCGTCTCGCTATCCGGGTTGAAGGTCTTGCTTTCAGCTCCTACCGAGTCGACCGGGCCGTGACGACGGATGTTGCCGGCATAGTCGAGCACAAGGCAGTTTTCCTTGCCTGACGACAGGCGAGTGCCGCGGCCGACGATCTGCACGTAGAGCGATGTCGAGAGCGTTGGGCGGAGCATCACGACCAGATCAACGGCAGGCGCATCGAAACCGGTTGTGAGAACCTGCGCATTGGTCAGGCATTTGATTTCGCCTGCCTTGAACCGTCGCAGTATGCTGTCACGCTCGCCGGATGGCGTGTCGCCGGTCACTGTCTCGCATGATATGCCCTGTCCGCGCATGGCATCTCGGACATTAAACGCGTGTTTGACGCCCGCGCAGAAGACGAGCCACGAGCGGCGCGACTTTCCAAAGTCACAGATCTCGGCCACGGCTTGCGCAGTGATCTTGTCGGAGGCCTTTTCAAGCTGTGCCGGGACGAACTCACCGCCCCGACGCTGGACGGCAGACACGTCGATCTCGGTCAATCCTGCCTTTGACACCAGCGGCGAGAGAAAGCCGTCCTCGATGCCACGGGCGATGCCGTAGGTGTAGACCGTCTCGTCAAAGAGCCGTGACGTTCCCGCATCGAGCCGTCCGGTGTCGAGCCGGTAGGGCGTGGCCGTGAAGCCGCAGACCCGGGCATGGGGTGACCGGGCATGAATGTCGTCGAGAAGCTGGCGATACATGCCCTCGCCCTTGGCCGGGACCAGGTGCGCCTCGTCGATGTGGATCAGGTCGCGATCGCCAAGCAGATCGGCGCGGCGAAACACCGACTGGATCGAGGCGAACGTGATGCGATGGTGCGCGTCACGCTTCCCGAGGCCTGCCGAGTAGATCCCGGCCGGAGCATCCGGCCAGACCTTAAGGAGTGCTGCGAAGTTCTGGCCGACAAGCTCGCGGACATGGACCAGCATGAGGATCCGCATCCGCGGATATTCTTCCATGAGCGATCGGGTCAGTTCGGCGATCACCATGCTCTTGCCGGTGCCGGTGGCCATCTCGACCAACGGGTTGCCGCCGCCCTTGGCCCAGTAATCGGTCACCGCCTTGATTGCATCTTGCTGATATGAGCGAAGGGCGATCATCCCAACACCTCCCGCACAGCGCTTTGCAGCGCCTTGGCGACGGCGAGCTGGTTCTCGATCTGCCAGCGGCGTTTCCAGTAGCCATCGCCGATCTGCTTTGCGGCCATGGCAGTTTCGATGAGCTGGTTTTCGCGCGCCAGTTCCGCCTCGATCGTCGAGACCTTGGCGTCGATTGGATCGGTGATTTTCATGCCGCGTCTCCCGAAAATGTGTCGAGAAGATCGCCGCCGAATTGGGTGTCGGACATGTGCGACAAGTTCTTGATGGCCTGCCGGAAATAGGCCTCTTTCAACTCGAACCCGACGAACTTGCGACCCGCCTTGAGCGCGCCCCATCCTTCCGAGCCGATGCCCATGAATGGCGAGAGCACGATGTCGTTCGGATTGGACCAGAGCCGGATTGCGCGCTCGATCAGATCAAGCTGCAGCGGGCAAAGGTGCTTCTCGTCCTTGTCGTCTTTCGCGGTACGGACGTTGAGGACATTGGTCTGGTTGATGTCCATCCAGACAGGCGACGCCCATTGCTGCCACTGCGAGACCGGAAATTCGCGTGCATCCTTGCCGACCGGGTCGATCAGCTTCTCGTCGGACGGCGTCTTGCGGAAAACCAGCAGGTAATCGGGCAGGCCCTGGCGCGATCGCGCGCTGTCCTTGCGCAGCGTCTTGTACAGAAGCCCATGCGCCTTGGTGCGCTGCATCTCGACGACAGGGTCTTTCCAGATCGTGATCCGGCTGTGATAGGTCCATCCTGCCTCGGCATGGGCGCGGATGATATCGCCCGGCATATCCCAGAGCCCGCCAACGCCGTGACTGACCTTCGTGCGCGGCATATCAGTGCAGTGAACAGCAGTCAGCCGGCCCGACTTTGTGACCCGAAACAGATCGCGGACTAGAAAGCCGTAATGCTCAAGGAATTCGGCATCATTTGCCGCATTGCCCATGTCTCGCTCGCTGTCCGAATAGATGAACAGGTGCGAGAACGGCGGGGAGTAGATCGAGAAGCCTACGCTTTCGGACGGGATTTCGCGGATGCCTTCGACGCAATCAGCATTGTATGCCGTGAAGTTGTCGCCGTGATGGGAATCAAGCACTTTCATGGATCAACCACGCCGGAAGGCGCGCCTCTGATTTCGGTTGATAGGATGTCTTGCGGATGTGGGATTGGTGAGCGTTGCGCATCGCGATCTGCATCTCGCGCTTCATGGCCAGATGGTCGCCAGCCTTGCGGTCGATAACGCGCTTGATGGCCGCCTCGGTGTCAGCCATGGCGATATGCACCTCGACTTCGCGCTTTTGCCCGAAGCGCCATGCTCGCCTTATCGCCTGGTAATAGTTCTCATAGGAGAAGCTGAGCCCGGCAAAGGCCATGCGGGCGCATTGCTGCCAATTGAGGCCATACCCCGCGATTGAAGGCTTTGTGATGAGGACTCGCAGATCCCCACGGGTGAAGGCGTCCAGCCGTTCCTCTTTCAGGGAAAGCTGCATCGATCCGCGCACTTCCAATGCGTCCGGAATGCGTTCTACCACAGCATCGGCGTCGTAGTCGGTGTCGCACCAGATCAGCCACTGCTCTTCCGGATCACTGTCGATGCACTCGGTGACAAGATCGGCCCGGTCTTCACTGGTCAGGCGCTTTTCTGCATGGATGGCCGTCGCGGACGTGTCGGGCATGCGGAACAGGCGCTGCTGTCCGATGAATTTGCCGTTCTTTTCCTCACCGGCATCGATGAACCTGTCCGCCTTGACGGTGTGCTCATAGGTCCGGATTTCGGGCAGAACATAGCCATCATCGGGAAAGCCAAGATCGGACGGCAGAGAAACGCACCGCGACCATGACGCCACCCAGCGCCAGAAATCGGAAACGGCATGGCCCTTGATCCGCCATGTTCCGGTGTTGGCCGTGTCATTGATAAACCATCGGGGCAGCATCTCGTCACGGCGCATCACGCCAAGGAACTCGGCATGCGTTCCAAGCTCGGTGTGATCGTTCGGTGCCGGCGTGGCGGTGCAGCAAAGCCGATAGGGCGTCTGCGAGAACAGTTGGATCAGCTTGCGCGTGGTGACGCCAGCAAAGCTCTTGAGGATCGAACTTTCATCCAGGATCACGCCGCCGAACCGATTGACGAGAAAGTTGTCGACCCGCTCGTAATTCGTGATGTAGATCCGGGCCGGACCTTCGATCTCGTCGGCGGTGCGGATGTATTTGGCGTCGATGCCGAAGCGCCGGGCCTCGCGTTCGTGTTGCGGACCGACTGCGAGGGGCGCAAGCATCAGGACGGGCTTGTTTGTCTTCTCGACAACCACCCTGCCCCATTCCAGAGCCGAGAACGACTTGCCGAGTCCGGTGTCGAGAAACATGGCCGCGCACCCGGCATGCAGGGCGAACTCGGTTACGGCGCGCTGGTGCGGGAACAGATCGGGGTGCAGGTCGGGGATCTGATCGAAACCGCGCGGGGTGAAGGCCACGGCCTTGCGGGCGATCAGATCTTCATAGGACGGGTGCGCGTTCATTCCGCCGCCTCCAGACGAGGCGACGGGGCGAGCAGGGTCAATGCTTCGACCGCGTTCTTGCTGTCAGATATCCTCATTGGCATCTGGATTGAATTGAATCCGTCGCGCTCCGATGTGATGCGGATTGGAGCGCCCGGATCGACAAAGCGCATGGTCAATGATCCGGAGCCGCGATGCGCAGCTGCTATGTCTCGCAGATATCGGCCATTGACTGAGAAGATGAACGGATTATCGGAGACGCCGGATACGTCGGCCGGGACCAGTTCGCGGGACTTGCCGATGCCGGTGTTGCCGGAGGAAACAGCCACCCGGCCATCTGCCGATATCGCAAAGTCGGTCCATTTGGTGCGACTATCGATGACGGTCGCCGATACCCGCTTGATTGCGGCCACCAGTCGCTTCACATCGACCACCATCACGGGCGCATTGTCCGCAATCCTGGGAATGACGCGCTGATAGTCCGGATAGGTGCCGTCGATCAGCTTCGACCGGAGCACGACGCCCGGCAGATCGAATACGATGACGTTCTCGCCAAAGCTGATCTGCGACGGCCCACCGAGAGCAAGCAGCGCCTCGACAGCCATGCGGGGAATGATCGGTCTTGCCTTGGCCTCAATTGCGACCGCGACATAACCGAGACGATGCCCGTCAGTCGCGACCAGTCTGCCGTCATAGATGCAAACGCCGTTGAGATAGTACCGGGTTTCCTCGGTCGACATGAAATGCGACACGAAGCGGAGCTTGTCGAGAAAGCCTTCCGGAGCCTTGAAGGTGCGTTTGATCGGTCTGTTTACCGGGTCCGGGAAGTCCTCGGCAGGCAGCGTGTTGAGCGTGTAGAGCCCGCCCTCGAAAGCCAGCGTTGCGCCGCGATCCTTTTCCGAGGTGATCGTCACGACCATGTCTCTGGGCAAATTTCCCACGATTGCGGACAGGACACGATGATCGAGGCAGATCGAACCCTTGGCGGTCGATGTCGGGATTTTCGCCTTGATCTCGATATCCAGATCGGTGGCGGTCATGGTATCGCGACGGATCCGGACATGCGACAGGATCGGGACTGTGTAATATCGGCGGATCGCTGGCTTGACGGCTTTCAGAGCGGCATGCAGCGCGCCCGCTGTGGTGGCGAGGTTGAATGTCATGCGACCTCCTCGGCGACAAAGCCGGGATGCTTCGCGCTCATATGGTTTTTCAGGTTTTGGAAAGAGCGATTGCAGCATGGGCAGACCCCTGCGGCGGCTCGGTTTTTCAGTCTGGTGATCTGCCCCTTACGGGCCGATGCGGAGCGTTCGGCGGCTTCGCGAAGACTGCGCTCGCGGGCGGCATTTTCCTCAAGGCGCGCGGCCTCCTGCTTGAACCGGTCACGTTCGCGACGGATACGGTCGTGCTCGCTCTCGGTGTAGGATTGAGAGTGTCCGGCCGGGCAAAAGAAGCTCTTGCCATCGCGTCGGCGTGCGTCGTCGAACGACTTCGGAACGGCGAAGCGAATGAAACATGCGCAGCATTCCTGAACGTAGAGGTCGCTCATGCCGCCCTCCCGCGATCCGCGCCATCGATCCACTCGCCGCCGTCCGGCAGGCGATAGGTGACGGTCTCGGCTTCCGGATCTGCATCGATCTGTTCGCCGGGCACAAGGTCCGGCAAGTAGAGATGCGAGGGACAACCGGCCCGCTGATCGTCGCTGGTCAGCTCGCGGTCATAACGGACGCAATACCACTCGCCGTTCTGAACCGGGCCGCTATGCAAACAGGTGCGGCAATTGCGAGGCGAGAACTCGCCGCCATGGCAGACAGAATGCGCCGCGCATGTCTTGCAGTCGTAGTGATCGGGCTTGTCGGCAATCCTGACCGGAGCGCGCTGGGCAAACTTGATCCGCTCAAGCCGGGCCATGATCGCCATGGCGTGGGCCGCGTCGTACTTGATACGCTCGGCATGGATCGACCCGTCATTGCGGTCGCAACACACATAGATTGCCCGTACCTGACAGCGCATGTGCATCGCGAATTGAGCCTTGGCGACGTGATCCGGCCTTGCCTTCTCGACACCGAGCTTGGCCACTCGGCGGAATGCTTGCGTGTTGAGCGCGGCGGAAATGACCAGGTGCGGCGTTTTCGGCGCTTCCTTGACACCGGACGCAATGCCATCGATCGGCGCATAGAAATGGCCGTCCAGCGCTTCGATGCCGTGATAGATGCCCGTTGCCATATCGAGCACTTCGACGGTCACGCCGCTATCGGTCAGCCATCGCAGCAAGAGCGGCTTGACGGTCATCGCGATATCGCCGGCACGTGACCAGCGAGCCGGGCGGCACTGCGGGTTTGAGGCCCAGCGGAAGCCGTACCAGATAGACCGCTCGCAAGCATTGCCGACATCGGACAGCGAGAGCCGCGAGGGTCGCGACTGCGGACGGTCAAACACCTCGATGGCGTCGAGCGTCGGATTGATGGGTGCGGGGAGCGCGGTCATGACATGAAGTCCATGACCGGATCGGCTGGCTTGAATGGCGCATCGCCCTTGCCAGTCCATTGCTCGCCATAGAGAACGGCTTGGAACAGTGCGATACGGTCCTGCTTGTTGAGCAGATTGAGACGCTTGCAAAGCCATGTTGCAGTGCGATGGCGATCGGCGAAGCGCTTGTTAGCGGTCACGATCAGATTGACGTTGCCACGACGCCACGACATGAAAGTGTCTGCTGCCATCTGGTAATGCTCGCCACCTTCCCAGTGGAAATGCAGCCCGCCAAGGCAGTTGACGACTTCGCCCACGTCCGTCTCTTTCGGCGAAATCTCGACAAGAAAGTCCTCGTCGGTATCGAGCGGTGCCGGGTCGCAGGTGACGCGCGAACCGCACGGCTCAATGCTGACGATCTCGCCACCGGTCAGGCGTGCCGCGACTTCTGTTTTCCAGTCCTCCATCACGCCACCTCCCCACGCCGCATGACCTGCGCTGTCTTGCTGATCAATGCGCGAGCACGGGCACGATTGAAGGCATGGAAGCCCTCGACCTCGTTTGCAGCGACCAGATCGGCCGGAGCGAGAAGGAAGTCGGGCGTCTTGGTGAGGTTCGGATTGGGCTGGTCAGGGCGCTCATAATCGCGCCTCTTGCAAGGCAAGGCTTCGCCGTTCATTGTCGCGGTCCTTTCGCGGTCAATGTGAAAATCGTTGATGGTGAAGGTGCCGGGCGGGTCGGTTTACTAGGCCAGTTGCCCGCCCGGCTGGATCATCAGTATGGAATGTCGTCGTCGACCAGCTGCTGCTGCTGCGCGCCGGACTTCAGATGACCGAATGGGTTGGCGTTGCCTGCGGGCTTGCCGCCAGGTGCCGGGCCGCGCTGTTGCGTCGGAGCGGGACCGCGCGATGCTGGCGGACCGGAGCGCTGTGCTGGGCCATTGTTGGCCGGCTTTACGCTTGTCACCTCGTTCTGTGGCGCATACTGCCCGTTCGGATCGGTCTTGACCTTGACCTTGATGATGCACGGGATCTGCAGAAGCTCGTCGGTATCAGCCACATTCAACTTGCCGGTGGCTTCACGGACAGCGGCAAACTGAGAGTTGGCGATACTGATCACCTTCTCGAGGTTGTTCATGTTCTCGGCCCACATGTTGAGCCGCTGCCAGATCAGGCGCCCGTCATGCGTCGAGCCCTGAACTTTCCAAGTCAGAACCAGGCAACGGCCTTTTTCGGATTTGCTTGAAATCTCGGCAATCTCGGACTGCTCGATGATGGCAAGATATTCGCCGGCCGGGATCGGATCGAAATCGCCCGACGATGGCTCGGCATTCTGGTCGTAGTGTCCTGCGATCTGTACCATTACGCAGCATCCTTCTGTTCGACCGCGCCCACGGCTTCGGTCTGTGTTTCGTCAAATCCGGGGAGATAGGGAGAGAGGGCGGCGAAACCCTGCCCCTTGTCGTAGCGAACCGTCGCGGGAATGCCGTAGCGATTCTTGGCGTTGAGCGAGGGCTTGCCGACCGTGTTCATGGTCACGACTTCGCCACCGGCCGCGCGGACCCGGGCCGTGCTCTTGTCGTTCTTGGCAGCAACACCAGTCTTGTCGTCCTGCTTGATGACGACGTTGCGCTTGAGCAGGATCACGGCATCAAGCCAGCGCTCGAAAAGCGCCCGGTGATCGGCCCTGCCCTGATCGCCTTTCTTCGGAGCGTGCAGGGAAATCTGGTGCTGATCATAGGCCGGAAGCTCAGGATCCTTGTGCTCCTGGACTGCAGAATGGGCGATCAGAATGATCGCCATGTTCCGGTCATTGCGCAGGGCGTCGAGATACGCGATGAACTCCTGCCAGACCGTAGTCGCGAACATGAAGCCCTTGGAATATGGGAAGTCCTCCATGCGGGCGTAGCTCACGCCATTCTCGTCGCCGCGCGTGCAGGTTTCCTCGTAGACGAGCTTCTGCATTTCGGTCACGCTGTCGATGACAACGGTCCTGTAAGCGTGATCACCCTCATAGAGAGCGGCCAGCGCCTCGACGACTTCGCCGTAGGTTCCGAGCTTGCCGAAGCTGGTCAGCTCGGCGTCACCTGGCGTCCCGTCCTCGACCTGCAGGAACACGGCGTTCGGAAATTCCGATGCGAGAGTAGTTTTCCCGATCCCGGGCGGGCCATAGATGAGCATGCGCGGCGGCTTGTCGGCGCGCACCTGTTTGAGATCAGCGAGTGAAATCGGCATGATCTTCTCCATTTTCGAGTTGTGGCGCGTCAACCACCAATGCCCCGCTTGCGCCATCGTGCGAGGGGTGGAACGTCAGCGTCATGCGCTGGCATGGGTAGATGGCGACGTGCGCCAAATGGTTGGCTTTCGGCGACCAGAAGGCGAAGGCCGCGGTCACGAACCGGTCATCATCGATGATGTCAGCTTTAACCAGCGCGTCCTGTGTCGCCTTGATCCTGTTGTCGATGTCGGCCTGCGATGAATGCCGCTCGACACCGATAAGGATGATGACCCGGCCCGCGACCTTCTGGACGCATTGCATCCTGATTGCGGTCGCGGCCTGCATCTTCCAATCCTGATATTGCGCTGTCGGCGCCCTGCCCTTCACCGTGTCCTTGAACAAAGCATTGGTCGAAGGTGGCGCGGGCAGCGTGAATGTGACCGGGACGGGCTTGGGAACCTCATCCGCCCCGGTCGGGACGCCTGGCACGGTCGTCCGGTTCTTGATCGTGTTGCGGGCCAGCATCAGTCAGCCGCCTCGAAATTCGAGCCGCCCAAAGCAGCGTTGCGATCGCCTTGGCGCGCAGCGTTTCCGCTCGCCTTATGAGCCGATCCGAGCGCCATTTCGCGAAGCGCTGCACGATGCTGGCTGTGAAATTCCGCATCTGTGGCCTCCATTCGCGAAAGTGTGTTTGAGATATGAGAGAGGAACTCGTTGTGGTCGGCGCGTGCCGCTCTCTCGGCTTCCCGACGCTTTCGCTCGATTTCGTTGATCACCTCCAGCTCGCGGATCTCGCGCCAGTCGATCTTTGCCGCTTCCTTGTGAAACAGGCCGCGCACGCGCCGATGTGTCCAGTGCGGATAAAACTCGGTGATCGCATCAAACACGCGATCGATCATGTCGCCCTTGCCCGACCAGCAATGCCCGGCGATCTTCTTGACCAGATCGTGAGCGACCTGTGACGAGTTGAATGATGGAACGGTTATGCCAGACATGCCGCGCTCCTTTGACGTCCGTGTTTGCGGGCAATTACCCATGACCTTGTCTCCACTTCCTGAAATGTTGAGGGAGACGGAGACAAGGACGGTGAATTGAGCGATTGGCGCGGCGATGCTTGGCGGCTGGCGCGTTCAATCGAGGAAAATGCGCCGGACAGACCCCGAGGAAAAGCCTGTCCGGCTATCCGCGCACAAGCGGGTTGGGACGGGAATGTGCGCGTGTTGGAAATCATGCTGCGGCCTCGGAAATGGCTTTTGCCAATGCTTCGAGGGTGACGCCTTTGATGCCACGGACTTGAGCCCCGGCGACCATTGCGGGCCAGTATTTCGCATTGACCCGGTTCCGGGTCCGCATTTGCTTGGCCGTGTTCTCGCTCACGCCGATGTCGTCGGCGAAAGCTGCGATTGAAGGCCAGAGGGAAATGATCTTTGCGTGTTCCATGGCGCCAACAAAATACATTTCGTACCGCATGTCAACACAGATTGTACCGCGCAAATGAATTATTTTCCGGCCATGGAAATTCACGACCGGCTAAAATTGGCGAGAGAGAACGCAGGCTTCAAGCAGCCTTCTGACGCTGCGCGCCGCTTTGGATGGTCGGAACACACCTACAAAAGCCATGAGAATGGCATTCGCGGAATCCGTCTCCCGGTCGCGCAAAAGTATGCAGAAGCCTTTGGTGTTTCAGTCGCCTGGTTGACCACAGGAGCGAACGGGCCGGAGCGCGCGAAACAGACAGATGTCCTCAATGTCCCGGTCTATGGTGCGGCGGCCGGTGGCGTCTGGCTGGAGAATGCCGACGACCCGGAAACGGATGAATTTGTGCCAATAAGCCCTGATCCGCGCTATCCGTCGCATGCGCAATACGCCCGACTGGTCAAGGGGACCAGTGTCAGCAACAGGATCAAGAGCGGAGAATACGCGATCGTCGTCAGCTTCGACGCTTACCCGGGCGCAATTCCGAATGACACACTCGTCGATGTCGAGCGGATCCGCTCAGGCCTGCGTGAACATACGATCAAAGTGTTTCGACTAGGCAAACTCTACACTGATGACGCGGGATTGAACCAGCAATCCGAAATGCCTGTCGACCACAGCGACGGTGACACAGAGACGCGAATCGCGGGCATCGTGATCGGTGCGTTTCGTCCGCTCTGATATTTTTTTGGTCTTTTACGGTACGTTTTGTATTGACGGTACATTTTGTATATGTATGCTTTGCTCCATAGCCAATCACGGCGAATGGAGCACGACTATGGAACTCAATCAGGAACGCATTGAAGCGGCGATTGTCGCGGAAGTGGCAGACCGCATCATTGGTGAAGACGAGCTTTTCAGCCGTGTTCGCAGCGCTGTCGAAACGCGGATCGACAAGCTTTTCAAGGACAGTGCCGACGCGCAGATCCGGGCCGCAATCGACAAGGCCATCACTGATGGCTTTGAGCGTGAATACACCCGCGTCAATTCATGGGGTGAGCGCGAAGGTGCGCCGACGACGATCCGCAAAGAGCTCGAAAAAGTCATCGGCGACTACTGGAATCAAAATGTCGACAGCAACGGCAAGCCGTCCAGCTACGCGAAGCTGACCCGCGCCGAATGGGTCATGGCCAGGATGGTCGCCGACGACTTCGAAGGTCAGATGAAACAGCACGTCGTCAATGTCGGCGGCGCGCTCAAGGATCAGCTTCGCCTGTCGCTTCACGGGACGATCAACGAGCTCGTCTCTGGCGTCTTCAAGGTCAACAGTGCCGGGGACCGCGAAATCAAAAAGCAGGGCAGCAACCGTACCGGCAGCGCGATCATTGATCCGCCCGCCGCGCCCGGCGCCTAACCCCTCACCTCACCGGAGATACGACCATGCCAGCCACCGCAATCATCGACCCGCCAAAGACGCACAACCAATCGCCGTTCGACCTGATCAAGACACGGATCGAAGACCTGTACGACGAGGCCAAGCTGTGGCTCGACGGGGATCCGGTCACGACGCAGGAACAGGCCGACGCGCTCAATACGCTCGAAAATCGCATCCGCGAAGCGGCAAAGGAAGCCGAGGCGCTGCGCAAGGAGGAAGTGAAGCCGCTCGACGAGGCCAAGGCTGAAATTCAGGACCGCTACAACCCGCTGGTCGGCAAGACGACAAAGATCACCGGCAAGGCCCCGGCAGCCATTGAGGCCGTCAAGGCGGCGCTCCGGCCATATCTGCTCGAACTGGACCGGCAAAAACGTGAAGCGGCCGAAGCGGCTCGTCGGGAAGCCGAGGAAAAGCAACGCGCCGCCATGGAGGCGATGCGCGCCCGCGACAAGGCCAATCTTGAACAGGCCGAGGAAGCCGAGCGACTGGTGCAGGAAGCCAAGAGGGCGGAAGCCGAGGCCAAGCGTGCCGAGAATGCCAAGGCGCATGCAAAGGGCGATGGCCGCGCAACAGGCCTGCGATCTGTCTGGCGCCCGACCATGACCGATCAGGTCGCTGCCGCCCGCTGGGCATGGGAGCACCACAACGCCGAACTGATCGCGGCTATTCAGGGATTTGCCGATGCCGACGTTCGCGCGGGTAAGCGGTCGATCCCCGGCTTCGATGTCGTCGAGCATCGTGAGGTGTAGGGCGATGGGTGACGCAGCAGATGACGTCTGTCGTGACATGGAGCATGCAGTTGAAATGCGTGCCGCTCTGCGCAAGGCCTGCAATCAGAAGACGGCAGGCGCCTGCCGTTGGTTTGTCAACGACGACAGCCTCTATGAATGCCGTTCATGCGGAAAGGTCACCGACCTATGACCCGCATCATCCACCCGCCGTTTGAAGGCGAGAACCTGGCACGGGCAAATCGCCCCTGCCCGACCTATCCGAACAACCTTGTGCAGCTCGTCGCCGCCACCGTCCTAATTGGGTTGGCGTGGTTTGTGGCCTGCGCTGCAGATTGGAGTATGCCGGCATGACCTTCCTCGCCCCAAACCAGACCATCCTCGTCCTGACCGCGCTCCCACCGCTTGGATCACGTTCCGGCATGGCGCGCTTTTTCGACCAGACCGAACACTTCGGATCGGAATTTGAAACAGCGGAGGAATGGTTGTGCGCATGGAATTGCGATCTGGACAACGTCGAGGCGGTCTATCGGCTTGACCTGTCGATGTCAGCCGCTCCGGTCAATGTGTCGGAAGCAGTGGCCGTGGCATGGCTCGATTTGAACCCCTACGCCCGACCTGCCGATTTCCCGCCCATTGTCGAGAATTCTACCGCGGCGCGACCATCCCGGCTTGTGCTTGATCGTGACGGCGCGGCCGATCTGGCGAACGACATGCAGCGCGACCGAGAGGTTGCGTGAATCAATGGGTTTCCGTTTCCCCATCGATCCGCGAATGGTCCCTGCCCCGAAGGTTGCAAGACGCCTCGGGCTGACCGTTGCCGCGTTCGAGGAACGGCTTCCTGCGTTGATCGCCGCGGGGTTCCCGCGCGCCGACGACATCCTGGGGACATACTGTTTACAAGCTGTGGATAACTGGATTGATGAACGCGCCGGATTGCAGCCCCGCGATCCTCAGATCAACCCTGTCGCTGACATGAAATCAGCGATCAGGGCCGGGGCATGGGGAAAGTGAAGATCAGGCACTACATCATCAGGCGAAACAATCGCGCCTTTTGGTCGCCTACGCCGAAGATGAAGAGGGCTGGTTTTTCGTCGCAGCCGCTCGGTCCGGACGGCCCGGAAGCATGGGCCAAGGCCGAACAACTCAATGCCGAATGGGACAAGGTTCGCGGATCAATAAAGCCCGTCACGCCTGAAAAAGTCGCACTCGCTGCCCGCGTCTATTCTGCCGGATCGATCGGCGAGGCCATGCAGCGGTACCGGATGACGCACGAATGGGCCGCAAAGGCTCCCAGAACACGCGAGGATTGGGAGCGGGGGTGGAAGTACATCGAGCCCGTGTTCGCCCGCCACAAGCCCGCGTCCGTCACCTTGGAGGTGATTTCTGAATGGAGGTTGGCTGTCGAGGAAAGCAAGAGCCTGCGCGAGGCTCATCGCGCCATGAAGATCTGGCGAGCGCTGTGGAGAGTTTCCGCGGCCATGGGGTATTGCATCGCTGGCGCCGATCCATCATCGGCCGTGCGAAACAAGGAAGCCAAGGGCCGGAGCGCGATCTACTCGCAGCGGGAAGTCGCCACGCTGATCAAGGTCGCGATTCGGGCCGGCTTCCATGGATACGCCTGTATCGCTGCCATAATGTGGGATGGGGCCCTCTCCCCTGTCGATGGGCGCACAATAACAGCCGCACAGATGCGCAAGGACAGGCATGGGACGTGGTTCGAGTACCAGCGGGGCAAGACAGGCCGGAAGGGCGTCATCGCCCTCTCCAGGCCCGCGGAGAAGCTGATAAGCTGGTATCTGCTCAAGAACTACCACGGGCTCGACATCGCGCCTGGCACAGCGCTCTTCAGAACCCGGCGCGGCGCGGCCTACACCAAGAACAGCCTAGCAGAAGATCACCGGGATATTCGAACGCTCGCATTCGGCCCCATGGAATCGCGCGTCTTGCTTGATGTACGGCGCTCCGCATCCACCGAGGCCATTGCCGGCGGCGTTGAGGAAACGCATCTCAGCGCCATGATGGCCAACTCGATTGGCCAGTCCAAGGCGCTCGAGCAGACATACGCGCCCATACAGGTGCAGACAGTCAGGGAAGCCGCAAAGGCGCGAAAGCTCGGCCGCGCTGCCTTGAGAGAGAACAAATAAGGCGCGTGTTTGTGGGCCTAACCAAGTGATCGGGACGCTCTATCGCCGAGCGTCCGTGCATCGCTTATCTCACGATAGGATCAAGAACCGATCCTGTTGTAACGCCCATCAAGCGTCGATGAAGCGAGATCGCCTCAGCCTCCGAGAGGCTAGCAATGCAATCAGCCACGAATCTTGCTCTGCTGATTTTGGGATCGAATAGGTAGCGAAGCCTTGTGGGCAGGATTTTCGGGACACCGCCGCCGCCGCCGGTCTGGGCGTCTTCGCCTCGATATAAGCATTCGTATAGCTCTTCAATTATCTTCTGCTGGCCGTGCTGCTGAGCTGCCAATGTCGGGCTTCCAATGATGTAGTCTCGAGTAATCTGCTTCAAAATCAGGACTTCATCACGGCGCTTTTCGTCGAACTTCACGGCGACTTCTGACTCAGGGTCTGGGTTGATTTTTACCGCTTTTATATACGTGCCGATCAGGTGAGAGGTCATCCTTCGAAGCTGTTCGCGCTGCTCTCGCTCACCTGTGTAGGCTTCGGAGAGCAATGTCGAGTAGGTGCCATTGAACATATCACTGAGGCGCTCGTAAGCAGCCTCGAGTTGCCTGCGCCTTGTCTCATTGCGTTTGTTGTCACCCAACGCATGATCGATAATCAGATCACGTTCGTTGAAGACTCGTTGCCATGGCAAGGCGTTGCACCGGTGGAAGTCTTCAAGGTCGTGCACGGAATAGGCCACATCATCGGCCCAATCCATCAACTCTGCCTCTAGCGTCTTATGATCATGATTGTGGAATTCCCGCGCGAAATCGAAATCATCCTTCTCAGAAAGATAGACGGACCACTTCCTTTGCTTGACGCCTTCGTGATTACGATACCAAGGGTATTTCAGGCACGCTGCTAAGGTCGCCCTGGTCAAATTGATGCCGGGAAAATCTGGAAAACGAACCGCCAGCTTTGTCACGATCCGGAATGACTGGGCGTTACCTTCAAAGCCATCTGAGTCGTGTTCGGTGACAAGTCTATCCAATACCGATTCGCCGATGTGACCAAAGGGAGGATGACCCAAATCGTGAGCAAGGCACGCTGCCTCTACGACCTCTGGGTGCAGCCCTCTCGCTTCGGCGAATTCAGGCTGCTCGGCAATCAGCTTTTGCGCTATCCGACGGCCAACCTGCGCCACCTTGATTGTGTGTTGGTACCGAGTATGAAACACACTCGCTTCGCCAGCTCGTACAATCTGGGTTATGCCGGCGAGCCTATGAAACGCTGAGGAATATAGAAGTCGGTCCCGATCACGCTCAAACTCAGAACGTTGATCTTTGGTACCGCGGGGGTCTCGGCGGGACTCCCGATCCGCTTGGGTCCAAGCCACCTCGATCAGGCAGCCACCACTTCTTTGGTAATGGTTAGGGCCCAATCATGCTCCCATTGAAGACGCCCACGCTCAGCCGCCCTCTGTATAGCCAGCTGGCAATCTCGGCGCGGGTGATCCTGCGCCAAACGATCACACAGAACAGCAGCTGTGGCACGACCTCCAAGCTCGTCCAGCGCGCTCACCACTTCATCATCTGA